GAGGGTGAGTCGTCTTTTGTTGACGTTTTGGAGGCCTGAGTGGCCTCTGGCGCGGGTTTCACCGCTTCTGGGGTAGGACTGGGGTCTGGGGCTAAAAGCCCCATTGTGCGCATCTCATCATGATTCGATGCGTCCTGAACGAATTCTAGAAATTCTGCAGGATTGTTGTGGAAGCGCGTCCGTAGACCGGATGGTAGGTCATCGAACATTTCTTGAGCTTTAGTTACGACGCGGATGGATTCGCCGAAGTCCAAGGAGGACGCGAATCCGTATTCTGGAGCGTGAAGTTTCACGTGCTGGATGGTCCCAGTCTTTACGTACTGGGCCATGATTTTATTGATATCGCATTCGTCTTTAAACGATTGCTTAGTGAGTGAATGACCAGGGAATGATATTTGTAGGCGAGTTCGCCTTTCGTGTGCCCTGCTGCGGATTCGCGGCAGTTTTAACTTTGTTTTTTTACCGGGCATAGGATTTGTTTCCGATTCTGGCCCTTGGAACTTGCGGTGCAACGTTCCATTTTTTGGGTATGAATTTTGAAGTGCGCAGTGCTGCTCCGGCTCTTGCGATGCCTGCAGCTGAGTTTATTGCGCCTTGTCCCTGGTTAAGTCCATACAGTAGTAGACCGCCGTCACCGGAATAGATCGAATTGTACATTTCGAATTCTCTGTCCGAGCGGTATTTGTCATTCATGGAGATATGAGCTTGATTGTATAGATGTCTGGCTGATGCCAGGGAAACCTCTTGATCGATTTCAGCTTTGTCTTTTAGCGCTATGTCTTTCAGTTCGACAGCTTTCATGTTTTTTATTTCTTGTTGGAGCCTTCTTGCCTGCATTGCAGAGTTAGCGGCGGGTGTGCCTATGTCTTTTTGTTGGGCCATTGAGCCGCCGGGTGTTGAGGCTCCCCTTCCGCCAGTAGCGGAAAGGATAGGGTTCAGTCCGGCCATACGTAGGTTACGGACTTCCCGTTGATGTGCAGTCGATGACATGCGCATTTGGAAATCGCGGTTTCTCTGTGCTTCTCTTCTTGCAGCCGCATTTGCGGAGTGCCCCCCAAAGAGGGAGGCACCCATTGCCGCAGCGGCCCAAGGAAAGCCCATTTAGAAGTGGTCGATCATGCCCGGCACGCCATAGAGCGGCATCGGGCGCGCACAGCGCATCGAGATATAGGAGTCGAATAACCACTGTGGTTCTGATGGGACCGCGACAACGCGGTCTACAGGTGGGTTTTCTTCGATAAAGTCTTTATCGAGCGGAGGTGTGTCGAGGAAATCTTGAGATAGATGCCATGCGTCCAGAGAGACCGCGGCATTGGAACGGAACCGACCGGTTATACCGGACTGTTTGTATCGGTACTCGGCGAACGCCTCCTGGTAACCGAATACCAATTCGTCGCCGGCGCCGCCATCTCCTTTGTAGAAGATTTCTTGATTAAGGACTGCCATTTCTCCCAAATGGGAGAATGCTGGCCAATAGTAGTCGTATCTTGTTCTACGGGACCACATGCGGTCCAGTCCTTTTTGATAGGTTAGATCGGCACGTACGGAGACGAGTCCGATGATGAGCGAGTGCTCAGTGAATGATTTTGTAAAGCCGTGTTGATTGATTACGGCTGTGCCCACACCAGCGAGGGTGCCCAGCGGTTCGGCGGGATCGAGGTCCGTTGGTACGGTGGATGCGATTGGAGCTATGTTAATTGCTTGTGAGCCTCCGCCGAGATATTCGGGCCTTTGAAGGCGTGCGTCGGGTGAGGTAACGCCAAAGTGAGCGCGGATTATTTCGGTGTACCTGGTACCGCCGCGAGCATCGCGCTCCAGTAGTTTTTGTACTTGGAAGGCTTGGCGTAGTTGATTGATTGTTGCTGCTGTTGCAGACGATAGATCGGCTTCTAATCGGATTCCGGATGAAATGGAACCGTCGCCGAATTGTACTTTCGGATCTAGCTGACCGTTGAAATCCCAAACATTCCCCGGAATGTCGGGATTACCAACATGCAGGTTAGTGCCGCTTGTTACACCTGAGACTGCCTGGATGGGTGCCGTATCGCCTAACGGCAGCTGCACCGGGTCGCCTTTTTGAGGCCATGGCAGGCATGAGGTGAAGTAGTCGTGGCGCTTTCCGCGCCGTCTGACTTGATAATCCCCTTCGTCATCCGGACCGTCGCCGGTATTGAGCGTGGGGTTATTGATGAGGTTTTGGTCTTTAAACCATTCGGCGTATATAAGGTTGTAGGCGCGAAGATGCAGTGCGTTAAAAGCGGTGTTAGCAACACCAATAGGTATCCCCATGTAGTCGTAGATTGAGTCTTCGAGGACGCCGGCTGCCGAGATGATTTGAGGTACGACGAAGTCTGTTGATGAGCCCGGATTGATTGTTTCGCCATTGAATCTCTGCCAGTTGTCCCATACCAGCCGGTAGGGAACGGCAAAGAAGAATGTATCCATATAGATATTGTCCATGATTGGAAATATCGGTGTGGCCATTCTGGCGAGGGCTGTGAGTTTGAGGTTGAAGGTATCTCCTGGTAGAGCCTCGTCTACCAGGATAGGTACTAGGAGTCCAGAGTCGAAGGTTGTTTTGTACCCGTGCGATCGATCGAAGGAGCTACGCGGAATTTCCGCTTTGGGCACCTGTGAGAACTGGTGCTTCATTACTGATGGGTTTTTCTTCGTCCGATGTGCCATTAGAGGCTACCTCTGGTGTGTTGGGCACCTCGAGGTTATCGGGTTGCGCTGAGATTTTGAATTCTACACCGTTGCCTAAAGATTGCACGTTTGCCAGGGAAACTGTCGCCGTTGTGTCGTCGAACGTGCCGATGAGGAACAGGTTGTAGTCGGCAGGTGATCTGCCGAATTGATGTTCTTTGGAGTTGATGCATTGAGAGAAGGTTCTAATAGCCATGCCCTCTTCGGGCAGAAAGAAGGGCGGCAGGTAGGCTTTGGCTTTTGTGTCGTGGATAGTGAACATCTTATTGATCATTGGAGTGTCCTTATTAGTTGATTGGCTGATGAAGTCGCGCATTCTTCGCGCGCTTCCAGCCTTGAGTTGGTGTTGTCCTGGGCATTTGCAAGCATAGACTCATAGCGTTTTGTTTTCATGAGTTCGTAGAGTTTCGGTTCTTCTTCGCGAAGGAGAGCGAGATAGTACCCAGGAGTTTTACGTTTCTTGCCATCGATGATGCAGAAATCGTCGGGGAAGATGTCTCCCCGGTATTTTTTGTAGAAGGAATTGCCGATGCCCGGACGCCGGGACATTGTCGCGAATTCTTCTCTGATGGGTATGAGCTCGCCCGTTTCCGGGCAGAGCATTGTGTAGTGGGTTTGCCAGGGATCGCCGTTGATTTTTTTAGTGACGTAGCGAGCGCAGTAGGCAGCTGACTGGTGCGTAATATCACCGATGATGCAGTGGCCTTGCTGCCATATATTTTGGAGAGTATCTGATGTGTAGTAGTCCTGTTCTGTTGCCGTAACGGTTTTATAGAGCTTTTTGTCTGGAAACCCGTAACCAAAGATAAGTGCGTGATAGTGGGGCCGATGAGTTTTTTCACCGTATTCTCCGCAAGCGTAGAATCGTAGTTTAATGGGCTCTACGTGTTTACGTAGTTTTTTGATAAAGAGTTGTATTTCTCTTACGGATATCGACTGGTTTTTTGGTAGGTGTTGGTCGTTATACGTGAGAGTGATGAATGCAGAGTGCTCGTGCATTTGTGCCTCGTGAACGAGGCGTGTGGCCCATTCTTGTGTTTTTTGTATTCTGCAGCCAATGCATTGGCCGCAGGGTAGGGACATGGGTTGACCAGGTGGTCTGAAGGATATTGTCGATTTGCCTGTTCGGCCTATATATCTGAGGTAGGCGGGATTGGGTCTGAAGCAGGACATGAAGGATTAGTCCTGGCTAACGTCGCAGCATAGCTACGACGAGATCCATGACTTGGAGTTTAGAGGCGTATGCCTCCACGCATAGGTGATGCGTTTGTGTTGCGTCGGTTGGTTTTCGACGCGGTTTTTGAGAAGAGCCTCCGGCTCTTCTTCTTGTTCATTTTGTTCCTGCGCATAGTGGTGGGCTCCCCTTTGTAGGCTTGGCGGCGTGGCTCCTAAGAAGCCAGCCGCCGTCCAAGGGTACCACAGGGTAGCTGTTAGTAACCTGTGGATAACCTGTGGATAAGTTTGTTTTTTGAGTCGTGATTGGTGTCACTCCTTACAGTTACCATCGAGTGAGGATAACTGTCCCGTCAAAACTAGGTTTTCACGGGTGAGTCGTCTTTTGTTGACGTTTTGGAGGCCTGAGTGGCCTCTGGCGCGGGTTTCACCGCTTCTGGGGTAGGACTGGGGTCTGGGGCTAAAAGCC